CCTTGCATTACTAGCTACTCCTAAAGCTCCTAACCCTTATGAAAATTGGAAGATTCCTGACGATGTTCTGGCTTGGACAGCAGCTTCTCTAGGCGTTACAGTCTCATCATTAGGCACAACTCCCGTTCCGATATCTTCTAGTTTCTCAGATGCACAAATGGAATTGGCGGCTGCTGTTAATGCTGGTCAAGTTTCAGAACAGAAATTGGTTAACGTGCAGGTCTATCTCGATGGCAACGTAGTTACTGGAGCAATTACAGAGACTCAAGTCAATCAATCCCTATCAGGAACCTTCAGCGATGTCAGTCGATACAATGGACGCGGAGCGCCGTCAATCAAATGACCCTACCTGCAACTATCTCGGTATCGTTTGACTTTAGCCAATCGGCGACCTTTGGATACCCCTTCACGGTTGGCGATTCAATCAATGGCGTCATCGGCGTATCTCAGTTCGCCGCAACCGAAGTCCCTGATCCAGTAGTCGATCTAAGCAGCGTCACTCGATCAATCAAGATCCAGCGCGGAAGAAACATTATGCGCGACACCTACGAAACGGGCACATGTACGGTTCGAGTAATTGATGAGACAGGCTCTTTCAATCCTCAAAATGTAAACTCACCTTATTATGGTTACTTGACTCCACTACGCAAGATTCGCGTAGCAGCTACTACTGCAACCACTCAGCACTTCTTATTTTCAGGTTATGTCGATTCATATAAGTACAGCTATCCAACAGGTCAAGAATTAGGATATGTCGATATCGTCTGTTCTGACGCCTTTAGACTTTTTCAGATGGCTAACGTGGCTACAGTTACAGGGGCTACGGCTGGACAAACAACTGGCGCGAGAATCACCAAGTTGCTTGACCAAGTATCTTTTCCTACATCGATGAGAATTACTGACACAGGATCAACCACAGTTCAGGCAGATCCGGCAACATCTCGAACAGCCCTTGCAGCCCTTAAGACAGCAGAGTTCGCAGAGCAGGGTGCATTCTTTATCCGCACAGATGGCACAGCAGAGTTCAAGGATCGCAGCGACGTCGTGGGATCTCTAGCGGCTGCACCTATTGAGTTCGACCAAACAACAGGCATTCCTTACTCAGACCTTAAGTACGCCTTTGATGACAAGCTGATCATCAATCAAGCGAGCATGACACGCATAGGTGGCACGGCACAGACTGCTACAGATGCAACATCATCGGCTAAGTATTTCCCTCACGGCGCTACCCTAACAGAGATGATTCCTGAGACAGATGCTCAAGTCCTAGACATCGCCAAGATATATGTAGCGACTAGAGCTGAGACAAGTATCCGCATCGATGCCATGACTGTCGATCTTCTAAATACAGATGTACCGACTGACACAATGATCGGCCTAGATTATTTTGATAACGTCAAGATTACTAACGTCCAGCCCGATGGCTCGACAATTGTGAAGACCTTGCAAGTGCAAGGCTTGGCGTGGGACATAACCCCTAACAGTATGAAATGCACAGTAACAACACTTGAGCCTATAGTCGAAGGATTCATCATAGGCTCATCGACGTACGGTATAATCGGACAATCCATAATGGGATACTAGGAGAAAATCATGGCAGAAGGCTTTCCAGCGACAACAGGCGACATCTTTACGGCGGCAGACTATAACGGCCTCGTAGCCTTTACTGTAGGCGCAGCTCAGACTGCCGATTACACGGCTGTCATTGCCGATACCTATCAGGTCTTAGAGCTCATGAACAAGGCAACAGCGATCGCCTATAAGATCCCTACTAATGCCTCTGTAGCATTCCCTATTGGCACAGTTCTTAACATCCTGAACATCGGGGCTGGAGTCTGCACAATCTCAGCCGTCACTCCCGGCACGACTACAGTTTTATCTTCTGGAGCAACAGCAGCCTCACCTACGCTTGCACAATATAAGACAGCAGCCTGTATCAAGACAGGCACAGATGCGTGGTACGTTGTCGGGGCTATTGCATAATGCTTAATAATCTAGTTGGTATTATTAATCCTGCGCCTCCAGCGTTAAATATAGAGTATTTAGTCATTGCAGGCGGTGGCGCTGGTGGCGCACGTGTAGGTGGAGGTGGCGGTGCAGGCGGCTATCGCACAGCAACACTTACAGGTCTTTCAGTAGCGACTAATTATTCGCTCAAAATTGGCGCAGGCGGCGCAGCCGTTTCTTCATCAGGCGGCGGCACAGTAGGCAATCAAGGTGCTACATCAATTTTTGCGTCTATCACTTCTACAGGCGGTGGCGGTGGCGGCGCTTACCAGAATAAAGCGGCGACAACTGGAGGCTCTGGTGGTGGCGCAGCGGGATATAATTCATCACCAACCAATCAAGGCGCAGCAGGTACAGTCGGCGAAGGTAATGCTGGAGGTAATAGCACATCGGGTGCATCAGGCGGTGGCGGTGGCGCAGGGGCGGTTGGCGTAGCTGGTGCTGGTAGTAACGTTGCAGGTGCAGGCGGTGCAGGTTCTGCAAGTTCAATTACAGGTTCTTCGGTTACTCGAGCAGGCGGCGGTGGCGGCGCTGGCGACAATAGTGGTTCAGCAGGTGCAGGTGGTGCAGGTGGTGGTGGTGCAGGAACTAAAGGCACAGCGCAGCCTGCCACGTCTGGAACAGTAAACACAGGCGGCGGTGGTGGTGGAGTTCGCGACGAGTCTGATACTGGCGGTTTTATGTCAGGCGCAGGCGGATCAGGTTTCGTGGTCTTAAAGTATCCAGACACATTTACGGCCACTTTTAGTGGTGGAGTGACACAATCAACTTCAAGCGCAGGCGGTTTCAAGATTTCACAGATCACAGCCGCAGGCGTTTCTGACACGGTGAGTTTTGCATAATGGCACATTACGCATATTTAGATGATAACAATTTCGTTGTCGATGTCATCGTTGGCAAAGATGAGACAGACACATCTCATGACTGGGAAGTGTATTACGCACAAGGCACTCCGTACACAGTCAAGCGCACCTCTTACAATGGCAATATCCGCTATAACTATGCAGGCATCGGATATACGTACGATCCTGTAGATGATGCATTTATTGCTCCAATGCCTCAATGCGGCCATGAAGAATTATTGCTCAACGATCTAAAGCGATGGGAGTGCAGCAACGATGAGCATAAAGCCACGTTTATCGAAGTCAGCGATCCAGCTTAGAGAGCAGATCGATGATGCATTCCCCGGTAGAGATAGAACTTCAGACGGCTGGATCGGCGACACGAGACACGCTGCTCGCAAGTCTGATCATAATCCAGATGTATCGGGATGGGTACGCGCCATCGATGTTGATCGCGACCTTAACGGCAAAGGCAGGAAGCCCGATGTCATGCCTGACTTGGTTGATCAGATTCGAGTCGCTGCAAAGTCTGGCGATAAGAGGATCAGTTATATCATCTTCGATGGCAAGATCGCCTCAGCTAAAAAGGCTTGGCGTTGGCGTGCTTATGATGGGATCAATAAGCATAATCATCACGCGCATATCAGCTTCACTATCAAGGGCGACGAAGACTCTCAATTCTTTACTATACCGATGATAGGTGGACAATAAATGAACATGAAGCATCCAGCAATAATCGCAGTAGGCGCATTCTTATGCGTATGGGGCACTACTTCTAACTTCTCCCTAGACTATCGCGCCATCCTTGGCTCCGTAGTAGCTGGAGTGTTCGGATACGCGAGCCCTAAGAAGTGACCACTAATGATCTAATTACGCTGTACTTCGCAAGCCTTGCCGTGATTGGTGGGCTGGCAGGTTATGTCATTACTCATTTGCTCTCTGAAATTAAGAGACTGAACTCGCGTGTCGATGAGATTTACAACATACTTCTTGAGCGATAATTTTAAACATGGCAAAGAAGAAGGTCATTGATCTTGATACCTATAGCGCACTAGATGCCTATGCGATCTCTATGCATGAGTTCTACAGAGCTCTACGACGTGCAGGCTTTGCTGTCGATCTTTGCTTAGGGATTATCACAGAACGATCTGCCTATCCTGACTGGCTTCTGCCTGCGCTCCCTGACCGAGTGGATCGCTTACCCTATGAGGACGACGACGAGGATTAGATGAAGCGAATAGTCATAGTAAGTGACCTACAGGTTCCCTTTCATGATCGAGTAGCT